GTTTCCCCGTCGGCACCGCTATGCTGTTCGTGCAAACGGCGGCGCCGACCGGCTGGACCAAAAGCACGACGCACGACAACAAGGCTTTGCGTATCGTCTCGGGCGCGGCGTCCAGCGGCGGTTCGGTCGCGTTTACTACGGCCTTCGCGTCGCAGGGGGTAAGCGGCACGGTAGGCGCCACGACGCTGACGACCGCGCAGATCCCCAGCCACACACATCAACAGACCAATGGTTTTGCGGGCGGCGCTTCAGCGGGAGCTAACACCTCATATGATATTGGCTCGACATCGCGTGTGACCGATGCAACTGGCGGCGGCAACTCGCACGACCATGCTTTTACCGGCACGGCCATCAACCTCGCCGTTCAGTATGTAGACGTGATCATCGCAACGAAAGACTGACCCGTGGCCCGCAAGCCCCAGTCCGAAAGCACCTACCTCTGCCCTCTTTTCAAGGAGAAGCAGGAGGACGTGTGCCACAAGTGCGGCTTCTACACGCATGTGCGCGGCAACCACCCGCAGACCGGGCAGGAGCTGGACCATTGGGCCTGCGCGATTGAGTGGTTGCCGACGCTGCTGATCGAGAACTCCCAACAGTCCCGGCAGACTGGCGCCGCCGTCGAGAGCTTCCGCAACGAGATGGCGAAAACCAACTACGCGGCCCTGCAAACGCTGGTCGCGCTCGCGCCTTCCGCCGAAGAACCTAAGAGGGTCATCGCCCATGCACCTCACGATCATTAAAGCTGACAATACGGTAGGCATCGACGGCGAGTTTCTCCCCGTCAATTGCTCTGCCCTCCCGCTTAACTTCCACGCCCTTCAGTGGGTCGGCCCCGAAAACGGTATCGGCGGCGAAGGCGAGGCCGAATGGATCGGCAAGCCAAAGCCCCCGAATACTGAGGTAATCGACCTAGGCGGCTACTACGCATACGTCGAGGCGTGGCGTATCAAGAAGGCAATCGAAGACGCGCGAGCCGCGGCTTCGGCGGGCGCCGCCCCCTAATGGCCGCCGTCATCAGCATCGTGAAGGGGTAGGACATGGCTGTCACCGTTGTTGTTCTGATCCCGGCCAAGACCGCCGAGAACACGCAGACGACGCAGTACACGGCGAACGGCGTGACGACGATCATCGATAAGTTCACGGCGACCAACTACACGGCCACCGCGGCGACGATCAGTATCAACCTCGTCACGGCCGCCGGCGTCCCCGGCGACAGCAACCAGATCGTCCGCACCAAGACGCTCCAGGCTGGCGAGACGTACACCTTCCCCGAGATCGTGGGCCAAGTGCTGTCGCCTGGCGCCTTCATTTCCACTATCGCCGGCACGGCCTCTGCGCTTAACATCCGCGCCAGCGGGCGCGAGGTAACGCAGTGACGATCACGGTTCGCAAGCCGGAGTATGCGGATCTAGGCCGCTATACTGAGCTGGCAACCCAGTTCATCGCCGCTTCGCCGCTCAGTTCCGTCGTTCCCGTCACGGCCGACAGCGTGGCCAACTTCCTCATCTCGGCCGTGGACAACCCCATGGTCGGGATCTGGCTGGCCGAGAAGGACGGCGTGATGGTTGGCATCTGCGGCGCCATCAAGTACCCGCTCTACTTCAGCCCGCAGCACACCATCGTCCAGGAACTTTGGTGGTGGCTGACGCCCGAAGCGCGGGGTAGCGGTGCCGGGCAGGCGCTGTACAAGACGCTGGAGGCGTGGGCGCAAGAGAACGACGCTGCGGCGCTGTTTATGATTGCGCTCGACGACGACCGAGTGGAAAAGACCAGCAAGTTCTACGCTCGCGCCGGCTTCAAGCCGATGGAACGCACATTCGTTAAAGGGGCCGACACATGGCGATAGGTACCGGCACCGCCATTCTCGGCGCAGCAGCCCTCGGCGCTGGCGCGGGCCTTTACGGCTCTAGCCGTGCCGCCAAGACGCAAGCCAATGCGGCTCGCGATGCCGCCGCCGCGCAGGTCCAGGCCGCCGACCGTGCTGCTGAAGTGCAGCGCGAGATGTTTGAGCGCCAGGTGGAGCTGCAAGAGCCGTTCCGCCAGGGTGGCCTTACCGCGCAGAACCGGCTGATGGCCTTGCTAGGTCTGGCCGGCGAACCGACGGCCCCTGGTTATGGCCGCTACGCCCGCGACTTCAGCATGGCCGATTATGAGGCCGACCCCGGCTACGGCTTCCGCATGAGCGAAGGCATGAAGGCTCTGGAGCGGTCGGCGGCGGCCCGTGGCGGCCTGCTGTCGGGCACGACACTTAAGGGCGTCCAGCGGTTCGGGCAGGATCTGGCCTCGCAGGAGTACCAGAACGCCTTCAACCGCTACCAGATCAACCGTGCGGCCCAGCTCAACCCGCTCCAGAGCCTCATGGGCGCTGGCCAGACGAGCGCGAACGCCCTGACGAACGCCGCTGGCGACGTTGGCCGCGGTCTGGCCGGGACGTACATGGGCGCTGGCGCTGCCCAGGCCGCCGGGCTGGCGGGTGCCGGTCAGGCCCGCGCCTCGGGCTACGTCGGCGCCACGAATGCCCTGACGGGCGCGCTGTCGCAGGCGGTGCCGAACTACATGATGTACAACTACCTAAACCCGTCGGGCGGCGGGGGTGGCTATGCGGCCCCTGGTCTCTCTCCGATGATGAGTGGCTTCGGCTACACCTAAGAAGGGGCGACGCACATGGTTGACTACTCCATCGCCACGCAGGTCCGCCCCTTCCAGATGCCCAACATCGGGGAGATTTACGGGCAGGTTCAGAACATCCAGATGAACCGGATGCGGATGGCCGAGGCGCAGGAGACGGCGCAGGAGCGCAACGCGCTTCGCGGTCTGCTGTCGTCGGGCGTCGATCTGAACACGCCGGAAGGGCTGGCGCAGCTTCGCCGGGCGGCGCCGACAATGGCGCAGCAAATTGAGCAGCGTAACCTAGAGGGCGCCCGCATCCGCGCTCAGACGGGGCAGTACAACGCGCGAGCAGAGGCCGAGGCCCTTAAGGTAGGCCGCGACCTATTTGCCGCCGCCACAACCCCGGAGCAGTACGGCGCTGCTCGGGCATATGTGGCCGAACGGTTTCCGCAGTACGCCGGCTCCATCCCCGCGCAGTTTTCAGTCGAGAACGCCCGCCGAATTGCGGAAGGTGCCGAAGGTCTGATCCGCCGCGCGTCAGAAGGCGCCGCTGCTGGCCGACCGAACGAGTTTGAACGGGCGCTGCTTAACGCTGGCGTGCGGCCTGGCACGCCCGAATGGCAGACCGCCATGCGAGGCCGCGCTGAATATCTCAGTGGCGCCCGCCCGGAGACGCCGCAAGTCGCCACCGGCCCTGACGGGCGTCCGATGTTGGTCTATCCCCGTTCGGGGGCGTTCACTTTCGCGCAGGAAATGGCGCCGGGCGGGACTGCTGCGCCGGCGGTGGCCCCTGTCGATCTGCGCCGCCCGCAAGCCGCCGCCCCGGCCGCACCCGCGCCTGCGAACATGATGTTGCCTAGCGCGGCGGCGGCCACGCTTGCGGCGGGTCCGGGCGCGGCCCCTGCTGCCGCCGCCCCGACGACTTTTGAACAGGCGCAAGCCGCGCGGGGTGCCAGGGCCGTTCAGCAGGCAGGCGCCGAAGCCGGCGCGACCGAAGCGGCGCGCCTAGAGGCTCGCTCGGCCGCTACTCGCCGCGAAGAAGCGGCCCAGCTTGAACGGGGTGTTGCGGAGCTGCGCCGCATCTCCCAGCCAGGTGGTCTGCTTGAGCGTTCGACGGGCAGCGGCGTCGGCCGCCTGCTGGATATCGCAGGTGAGTTCGTAGGTGTCTCCTCCCGCAGCAGCCAGGCTGCGGCGGCGCTGGCGCCAATTGCGGACATCGTGCTGAAGCTGGTGCCGCGTTTTGAAGGCCCGCAGTCTGACCGCGACACTCGGTCTTACCAAGAGGCCGCGGGTCGTCTGGCCGATCCGACGATCCCGAATGAGACGCGGTTGGCCGCCGCCCGTGAGATCATCCGTCTTATGGAAGCCCGCCGAGATCAGTTTGGCGTTAGCGGTGGAGCGGCGACGCCCGCACCGGGCGCCCAACCGGCGCGCACCGGACAGACGCAAACTCCAACAGCGTTCCGCGAAGGTCAGACGGCCACGGGGCCGAACGGCCAGCGCATTGAGTTTAAAAACGGTCAGTGGGTGCCTATGCGATGAGCGGCGCGCTTCCTCCTGGCTTCACGCTGGACGAACCTCCCGCCGCTCCCTCCGCTGCTCTGCCGCCGGGGTTCGCGCTGGATACAGCGCCCGCCGCCGAAGGTATGCCGGGGCAGCGCCGCACATGGTCGGACGTCCCCGCCGACATCCGTCAGAACCTCCCCCGCAGCGCCGCGCAGTTTTACGGCGGCATCGTTGAGGCCATCACCAGCCCGGTTCAAACCGCGCAGAACTTGGCCGATCTAGCGGCGGGTGGTCTGCGGGCGGGCGCTCGGCGAGTGCTGCCGACGGGGGTGTTTGAAGCCATCGACCGGCTCGACAACCCGGCCACGACGCAGCGCATCAGCGAACTTGCCAGCGCCGTCGGCGGCGAGTACGCCCGCAACTACGGGTCTATTGAGGGCCTTCG